GCATCATAATTTGTAAAATCACCATCCCAACCTGTTCGCCCGCGTAATGTCAATCGTTTTCTTTTAATACCCCATTCAACTGAATTGGGGTTGATACCGATCGCCATTTCATTTGACAAATAAGCTCCATGCGTAAATTCAATAAATGCACCAAAATATTTCCGCATTGCGATAGTCAAGTCAAGGGGACCGATCTGGAAAATTCGAGTTTTTCCTTCCTCAACCTTCTTGATGGGTCTGGTTTCATCTTTAAGTGTATCTATGAAATACGTTTCTTTGATGGTGCCTTGTTTGGCTTTATCGATTCGATCTTGAACCTCTCTTGCCAAATATTCTTTCATTTCGAAAACACTCGCACCATTTTCTAGAATAGTACGTTCAAACCAATGATTCTTACCGTTGTTCGAGCGTTTACAATATGGATAACCAGCACTCGTTGACATATCGATTTGCTTCATGTTACCATATCCATTAATAGCTTCACAATCATCAAGTATTTTGCGTTTCTTGATTGGATACGTTTTACACGAGTTATAACTATCAACAATATGTTGTTTAATAGCTTCAAAACGTTCTTCCGGAATAAATGCGGGGTGAGTCTCATATTTTGACAAAGCAACGTGAAGTGGTTTAATTGTTTCACCCTCAGCATTAGTAAATGGTTTTAAATGAGCAGGTTTAACCAATGAAGGGCCATATTTTTGTTCCATAAGATCACTCGCAACACTTGGTTGAATATTTGATATACGTGGCAACATAATACGCGGTTGAATGGTAACCCCGTCTACAACAACAGGTTCCAAATTTCCAATTGGTACTTGTCCAGCATCTCGAATAAGATCAGCGACTTTTCCGACTGGAGCGCCATAAGTAAGCATATCACACTGTTCAGCGACTATCATTCGCTCTCGTCGATTGAAATATGCTATTGCGTCTTCAATATCTTCGGCAAACAATGGTATGGCAACACCTTCATGTGTAGTAGGTGAACCAGCCACATGCATACCTAAGATACGACGAGTATTCAACTTTGAATCGCTGCTAATCAACAACATACCACAATCACCTTTCAATGTATGATTATTCTGATAAACATAATTGGCAATACCAGTAAAAGCAATATTCTTAAGTACTGTATTATCAAACACATTGATTGATTCGCCAGTATCATATTCAACATCTTCCATATAAGTTTGTGATACTGGTAAAATTGTTGTTTCTGGAACTTGCATACCATTAATCAACGGAGTACGAATTCCATATAAATGAGATCCAGTTAAATTAACTGAATCCCCTTCCCGCAAAAAGAAATGTGAAATAGTTTTAAAAGCCGTTCCACGTTTGATTTGGAAAAAGGCAATATCAAGCTCTTCATCCGGGAAATACCAATCAATAGATTTCGAATCAAAAGTTATTGTTGATCTAGTACAGGTATGAAGCTCATACCGAATGGCACCCTTTTTACCTATTTCTGATTGAAATAACTGTTGGAAACGTAAATAACTATGACGTTGAGTCATAAACACATTTCCTCCAATAGCTACTGCCGTGGCAACTTGCGACATGGGTGTACGTTTTTCATTTTGAATAACGAATAAACTCAATCGACAAAAGTGCGTTCGTAAAACATTTTCAACCATTAAATTTTGATCGTCATACGCTTGAGCAATAGTTGGAGCTCGTTTAATACTAGCTTTCTTATACGTAGGTGTATTTTCACTAGTCTGAGCATTGACGCGTTTGATTTTCGCTTTTTGGTAAGTTGGTGTATTTTCGCTGGTTTCAGCATTAACTCGGCGAATACGTGGTTTTTGAAAATTCGGTGTGTTCTCACTCGTTTCAGCTGAACATTGTTTAGGCTCGGTCTGCTTCTCTATTATCGGTTTCTTAGATGAGAACACCATATCGTAAAGAACAATGCTATATTGAACGACTAAAAATGAAACAACAAACATAATGAATGGTGCTTCATCTCTTTTCATGAATTCAATGAAAGCGTTGAAAGCTGAATTAATACAATTCGATACTGTACGATAAAAAGTACTATCAAAAAATTTATACGCATATTGCATAGTTCGAGCCTGCAAAGAACCAGCTTGGTTACGATGTACACTAGTCATCAAATTTGAATACATTTCGTGAGTTAAATTATTACCTTTCGTGCACTCTGGATGAGCCATTTTGTAAGGTTCACAGAATATTTCTATTTCTTCTTCTGAATAAGTACCGAGAGATGTATAAAAATCTTTGGCTACTTGATAACATCGACACTCACCTTCTTCACAAGGTTTCGCCTCTGCACTTAAAGCCTGTTCTGGTGTACGATTAAAGAAACCTCCAAACATTTGAGATTGGAATCTCTTTTCATAAACTATACCAACACGAGGTATATTTTCTCTATTGTATTCTTCGATCCGTTCACGATGTTTTTGAATGGCCTCTGGACTGACTTTCGTATCAAATCGGACGTTCGCCATATGATTAGGATCGAGTGCTGGACCACGAACTACATAAGGATTAGGTGTTGAAAGTGGTTTAACATTTCCATCTTCATCGCGCTCCTTATAACGATTTTCAAAAAATTTAAAAAGATTTTGTTTAAAATCGTTTTGGTGATTCATATATTGAATCATATCATCAACAATAATGTTAATAGCAG